CTTTTGGCGCGGCGGCTATTGGTTACAGGATCAGCGCTTCCACATTCAACGCGGTCAACGGCTTTGGTGCTGCGATTATCGGTCGCGGCCTTGTCGCCTCAACCTTTGCAAACGACAACACATTCGGCAGCGCTTTGGTCGGGCATGGCTTGATTGCCAGCACTGCCACCAATGTGAATAGCTTTGGCGCGGCGGTGGTTTCCGTAGCGGGTGTGAATTTAACAGTGCAGACGTTCGTGGGCGTCGCTGTGTTCTATCCCCATAGGCTTCGCTTTGCCTCCAACCCGACGACGATCAGGGCGCAATCTGACACAGAAAGCCGCGTGGCAACGTCCGGTTTTGACCGCACGGCGTCAACGGGTGGCGGTCGCTCCTATCGCGGTGGCGGTAACAGAGCGGCGGTAACGATGGAAAGGCGGGCAGCATGATTGTCTATGTTTCAAAAGACCCCGTTGAGGTCAAAGATTATACGTGGTCGCCGCTACTGGACGCGGGGGACACTATATCGAGCTTCACCACGTCCATTATTGGCGGGACAGTTACCCGAACCAGCGACTTTACCGCCACGAATGGACGAATTTGGGTATCGGGTGGCGCGGCTGGTGAGAACGCGCGCATTAGCATGGTCGCCAACACTGCCCAAGGCCGCACATTCCGGCAAGTAGCGGCGATTCCGGTTGTTGATGAAGGCGATGAAAAGCTATTCGATTTTGCCATGCGCTTCCCTGAATTGACGGCTGACAGCGGGCGCATTCTGTGGCTGTATAACGAAGCGCCGTTCTCTGACCTTGGCACAAGCGATCAGCAGGCGCGTTTGCTTTTTGCCGCGCATTCTATCGCCCTATCCAGTGGCGGCGGTGACGGGGTGACATCGTTCAAGTCGGGCAGCGTTGACATTCAATTCAGCACTACGGTAGCAGACCTTGCTGCCAAGGGCGGATATGGTGCAACCCGATACGGGCGCGAATTGCAGAACATGCTTCGCTATTTTGCCGGACCAAGGCTTGTCGCATGAAGGGCATGGCCGCAGCCTTTGCCGGTATCGCCGCGCAACTGTCGCAAAGCATGGGCGGTCCTTATCATCCATCGCGGGTGACGTGGCAGGGAACGCCTGTTCTGGACAGCGGCGGCTCGATCACGACGCCGGGAACGCCGGTCAGTTACGATTGCATGGCACAAGTGGACGTGGTGACGCAGGCCATGCGGACATTGCCGGAATATACTGACAAGTCGGTTCGCATCCTTGTGCTTCAGATAGAGCGCAAAATCGACACAGACGCGCGCATTGTGGTGACGGCTGGACCGAACCCGGGAATCTATCTTATAGACAAGGTTCTGGACGATGCAGCGGGCGTCTATCAGGACTGCATGGGGCGCATAGCATGAAGGGGCTTGGTGCGCATCGCAGACGGCTAAAGAAGCTGACAAACCCGCAGGCCATGCAGCTAATCAGCAAGGCATTGTATAACGCGGGTGAGAAAATTCAGGTTGAGGCGCAACTGTCGATCACGCGTGGCTCGATCTCCGGCAAGGATCACGTCGCATCATTGCCGGGGCAGCCACCTAACCAAGACACGGGCGTTCTGGCAAACAATATCGAGACTGTCCAAAAGGGGCCGTTGCTTGTCGAGATTTCATCCAATGCGCCTTACGCGGCTGCGCTGGAATTTGGCACAAGCAAGATGGGGGAGCGTCCCTATATGCGACCGGCGCGGGATAAAATGCGCGGCGAAGTGACTGAATTTATGGTAAAGGCGGTCAAGAAAGCCGTGAAAATGTCGAGGGCTTAGGCTATGTTCAAAGAAGAATTCACGTTTCGCACGTCACAGCGCACAGTCACCGTTCCGGCTGGCTATGATGGCCCTGTTGACGACGATGTTCTAGAAGCTGCCAAGGCGGCGGGGGTGATTGATGAAGGCACTTCAATTGGAAGTAAAACTGGCAATTCTAGCCGCGCTAAGATCGGACTCCGCTTTAACGGCGGAAGTGCCAGCGGGGCAGATGTATCCGCAGACGGTGCCAGCTAGTCCCGCTTGGCCTTTCATCAAGACAGGCGCTCCACAATCCTTGCCGTGGAAAGCAACCTGTCTTAACGGCGCTATCGTCAACATCCCTGTTCATGCCTTTGCCAAGGATCGGCAAGTGGCGGACGTGACTGTCGAGACAGCGGAAGATCATGCAAGCCGCATTGGTGGTCTGATAGAGCAGCGCCTTGATGGTTACAGGACCGAATTGAACGGGGGCTTGCAGCGCATCCATATCACGCTTACCGATATGAACCTGCTTATGGATTCGGGAGGGCCGGGTGCGTTTCACTATTTCACCAATTGCCGCGTACAAGTCATCGCGTGATTGAAGCCCTGATATCACGGCTGCTGGCAACGGGCGTCATTGACGACGACGACATTGACGCGATTGCCGACAATCTGGACGCGCGCGGTAAAGAGGAAGAAGCCCATATCGTCCGCTGTCTATTGATAGAGGATATAGCCCCAAGCGAGGCGGACTTTAGGCGCGGTCAAATGCGCGTATTCAAAGGCGGTAAATCAGAAGGCGACTAAGCCTTACGCAAACTCCCAAACACCGGGAGTTTTGGCATGACTGCACCTACGATCATTGATTTTGGCATCCTGAAAATTGGCGACGGCGCGGGCGTCGAAGTCTTTACCGCCGTTTGCGGCGTGAATGCCGTAACCATCAACCAGTCGGTTGAAAGCCAGACGCAGGACGTGCGCGATTGTGCCACTCCGAACAAGGTTGCGACCAAGCGCATTACGGTGGGCGCAATCAACTGGACCATCAACGGCTCTGGCCTGTCCAACGCCGCGCAACTTGTTCTCATGCAAGGCAATCTCGGTAAGAAGCGCAATTTCCAGCTTGAAGTGCTGGCGAATGACGGGACAGACGCGGGCGATCTGCTCGGCACTTACACCGGCAACGCTTTGATTGACGCCTTCAATATGTCGGTGACGCAGGGCGGTGATTCCACGATGGAAGTCAATCTGACCGGCAACGGGGCGCTGACCTATACCGCAGCGCCGTAATGTCTGATACCGCAATTGACCTTGATTTCGCAGACGGGCGTTATCGCTTCTTTCTGCCTTGGCCCCAACTGATCGAGCTTGAGCAGAAAACGGGCAAGTCGGTCTTTGTCGTTCATCAACAGCTTGGCGATGGCCTAGGCTTTGATGCGGAAGAAAACGCGGTCTTTGTCGGCGGGGTGACGGCCAATGCACTTGATGCACGGGAAGTCATCCGGCTTGGCTTAATCGGCGGCGGCAATGGCTGGGTTGACGGTAGCGAAGTCCAGATCGGGCCGAACGGCGCGCGGGGATTGTGCGACAATTACGCCTATCCAGCGCGCCCTTTGGCGGAAAGCGTGGCGGTTGCGTGGACCATTTTGGAAGCGGCAATCAAGGGCATCAACCTTAAAAAAAAAGCGGAAGTAGTGGACGACCTGAGCGCTTCCGAAAAGGGCTGATTATCGCGCAGTGCGGACAGCTTGGCCTCAATTGGGAGACGGCTTCAATGTCTGCATATTTCGAGGCGCTAGAAGCCCATAATGAAGCGCATAGCGGGTCGCGTCCCGATATGACGGAAGAGCAGGCGGAACGTATCAAGCGAATGATGAAGGCGCGCGGCCATGCCTGAGATTGATCCCGTTATCCTTCAGCTTCGCGCTGACGTTGACCAATACGAACGCGCGGTTAGCCGTGCAGGTGCCAAGGTTGACAAAGACCTTTCCCGGCAAGAGGCGAAGGCGCGTAAGTTGGAAGCGCAATTCAAGCAATCGTCATCGGCAATCGCAGCGGCGATGCAACGGGCGGCGGCTGATATCGCGCGTTCGTCTGCCAATATCGAACGGTCTGCGGCGCGGCAAGAACGGGCTATATCTCGCCTGAAGCGGTCTGCTTCCACGCAAGCGGTTGCGGCGTCCAGTGGCGGCGGCTTTGATGCAAGCGGATTGCTGGCAACGGCTGCGGCTGGTATTTCTGCAGCCAAGATTACGGCGGCAAGCGACGCCTATACACGCTTCACCAACCAATTGAAGGTTGCGGGGCTTGAAGGCGCGAACCTTGCACAGACGCAAGAGCAGTTGTTTCAGGTCGCGCAAAAGGGCGGCGTTCAACTGGAATTGTTGGGGCGGCTTTATGGTGGCCTGTCGGTCCTGCAAAAGGACTTGAACAGCACGTCACAAGACAGCCTTGCGCTGACTGAAGGCGTGGCGAACGCTATCAAGATCAACGGCACGTCTGCGGAGCAAGCGTCGGGTGCGATCCTTGGCCTCAATCAGGCGTTGGCGCAAACGCGGGTGCAATCGGACGAATATAACCAGATCCTCGACGGCGCGCGGCCATTGTTGCTTGCGGCGGTGCAGGCGTCGGATAAATACGGCGGGTCGCTGGCAAAGCTGAAGCAGGACATTGAAGCGGGCAAGGTTAGCGGTGCTGATCTCAACCGCATTATTGCCGCCGGATTGCCACTGCTCGCAGAACAGGCGTCAAAAGCTACATTGACCATTGGGCAGTCGTTTCAGAATTTGGACAATGCGTTTGCTCGGTTTTTGGGCACAAACGATGCGGCAAAAGAGGGTGCTTCGGCATTGGCTGCGGCTATTCAGGGAATGGCAGATAGCATTGATACGCTGATTCCGGCATTGGCGGTTATAGCGTCTGTTATCGGTGGGCGATACTTGACCGGATTGGTTGCTGCTACTGCGGCTAAAGTCTCAATGGCTGCGGCTGCTACATTGGCGACGGCGCAAGAGCGCGCACTGACGGTTGCGCTTGCTCAAAACGCTGGCATGATGAATGTGCAGGCTGTAGCTGCGCGCGCCGCGACAACGGCAACGATAGGACTTGGCGGGGCTGCAAGTCTTGCAGGGCGTGGATTGATGGCGGCATTCGGCGGGCCGGTGGGCTTGGCTGTTACTGCCTTGGCGGGTGCCATTGCCCTTGTCTATTATGAGACGAACCGCGCTTGGGAAGCTTCCGATAAATACGCCAAGGGTCAGGCGATTGCAGCGACCGCAAGCGATAGGGCGTCCAATGCTGCGGACCGTCTTGCTAGCGCGCACGGGAAGGCGCGGGCTGAAGCACTTGCCCTTGCTAAGGCGGAACGCCAAAACACAATCCAAAAGCTAGCATCCGCGCAAGCGTCATTCGCTCTTGCTGCTGCTGAATTAGCCCGCGCTCGTGCTCGGGTCGCGGCTGCGCGTAGTGAAGCGGACGCTGCTGTCATGTCCGGTAGTGAGGCGGCGGGCGTCGGCAATGAATTTAACCTTGGCGATGCAAACCGCAGGCAAGCGCAGGCGACTGCTGACCTTGCTGTTGCCGGTAGCGATATCCTCAAATTGCGCGGTGCGATCTCGAAACTAGATCAAGCTATTGCGCCGCCTGAAGTCGCAAGCGTGTCCGCGTCTGGCGGGGGGAAAAAGACTAAATCCAGCAAGGGCGCATCTGGCGAAAGCGCGGAAGACAAGGCGCGCCGACAAGCGCAGGCGGATGCACAATATCAATCGGAACTTGAAGCGTTGCGGGCGCAGCGATTGCAGGCTCTTGCCGCGATGAACGGCATTGCCGACGACGAATATAACGCGCGCATTGCCCAGATTGACGCA